GGTTTAGCCCTCGATTTTTTGAGTTTGTGAAATGTGGAAAACTGTCGCGGCTGCTGGGTATTTCTTGCCGGTTTTCTCGTTCTCGCGAATGGATACGATCCGCACGCCTTTTTGACCTTTTTGCACCTGATACCCTAAAGCAAGCCAGATATCATAAGTAAAGGTATTTTGAGTGGGGATAATCTCGGCGGCTGGTATGCCGCGCGCTGTAAAGCCGCGAATAATTGCGGCCTGATTAGCTAGTGATTGGCTGGCCTGCGCGCGTTGCAGGCTTTCTAAAGCGCGTTCTCTATTAAATTCTTTCATGGTTTCCCCTTTATTTGGTAAGTAAAGCAATTAGGATTAAATAAACGGCGCGGCGGCCTTTAAGGCCGTAATTATTGGTCAATGTCCAATAGGAATATGCAAGGCCGAAATTCTTAATTGATCGTTGTATTGTGAATGGGTGCATGGTTTAAACCCTCTCAATGGTAAAAAATGAATCATTAAATTGATTGGCCAATACGTAAGCCCTACATTCGTTTAGAGTCCCCCAAAATTCAAAAGCGCCTAATTCTTTTACGATGTATAAATATTCCATGGTTCTATATCCTTTCTAGGTTAGTGATCTCATCAGTTGACGCAATACGCCAAGACCGGCGGCCGGCCGGTTTCGATCTGTTAAACGATAAATTCGGGGTTGTTGTTTAGGCCGTATTGATTGGCATAAGCTAGTAGTTCGTTTTTATCGGATTGGCGTAAAGCGGCGCGGATCATCGCGGATAAACCACGCGCGGCGTTATCGTTCATGCCGTTATCAATATAGGCCTGAATCATTACTAGCTGTTTGGTTTGCTGTTTTGTCATTTCGTTCTATTCCTTAATGGTTAGTTATCTATTAGCTTTAATCAATCTCATGTATTGATTAATTGAGATTAGATCATAGGTAAATTAATAGTGCAATAACTTATTTTTTGTAGGGTTATTATTCAATGCGGCCAAATTAAAAGCCCGCGATATTCCCTCGGATTGGTTTGGATTCTGTAAGGCATATATATAGGAATACTGTATAGATATACAGTAGATAGAATGCTGTGATACTATCGGGTTTATGTTCTTATTTTGTTCTGGTATTTATGAAATTAGAAAAACTAACGCGTAAGCAGATCCGGGAAAGCTTAGAAAACACGCCGGCCGAGGTGATACTCGCAGGCCATAGAAGGCTTACCCATAAGCAGAAGCAATTTTGTAGGGGAATAGTAGAGGGATTAAATCAAACAGAAGCATATAGTAAGGCATACCAGCATAAGGGAAAGCGTAAGACCATGAGCGATAACGCGAGTAGATTGAGGAAAGATAGCAGAGTTCAGGCTGAGATAGAAGCGCTGGATAGGGCTAAAGCGTTTGCTGCAGCACATACAGCCGCTCAAATAAGGCAAGTAGTCATTTCTCAGCTATTCCAAGAAGCTATTGATGAGAAAAGTAAACCCTCTGAGCGTATCCAAGCATTAGCCAAGCTAGGCCAAGTATCCGAGATAAGCGCGTTCACTATTCGCACAGAGCAAACGATCCATAAACCCAGCGACGATATCAAGGCCAAGATCCTAGAGCAGCTAAAGCAGGCCATGAAAGATAGCGCGCGCACGATCGACAACGAAGCGGACGAGTTGCTAGCGAAAATCAACAAGGCCGCGCCGGTCAAATCCGCGCAGGATAGCGACCCCACCACCGGCCACCCCCCAAAATCTAAAGTATTGTTATCGCAAACTACGCATAGTAATCCACACAAACAATCTCAAGAAAATTCAAGTCAAGCCGACAAAGGCTCTGCGGTTCAAGTGTCAACGTTGACAGATGAAACCCCCCCGTCAGTTGCAGGAAAACAACAGGGGGAGGGGGTATAAATTTTTTGGGTATGCTCGTACCCTTCTTGGGTAGAAACCCACCCCCATGGAAATTAGATACTATGCTATACATCACCATACTACTTATTCTTCTATTTGCTATATTGGCATTTTCTTATTTAATCTTGGGAGCTTTTGATGAATAGAGAGGCGGCCATTTTGGCTTTGAAGGAGATTCAGATGCTCTATACCAGATTAGGGTCTACCAACTGGGAAGCCCTAAAAATGGCGATAGACGCCCTTGAACTGATTGAACTAGCGTATAGAGAAAATCACAGTGACTCCTAAACAGTCTACGGTATACCTATTTATTGATGAGTGGTGGAAGAAGTACGGCTTTGCCCCTTCTATAGAGGACATCATGGATCATACGGGCGATAAGTCTAAGAGTAACGTCCACCGAATTGTGGTGACTTTGTGTGATTTAGGACACTGTAAGCGGGTACCGAATCGCGCCCGCAGTGTTAGACCGTCTTACTTAAGGGTGCGGGATATCGAATGAATTTCGATGAAATCGTAAAAGCCCTACCCGAAGCAGAGCAGGCAGAGTTCTTTGCCAACGCTAAGGAGTACATTGATTCATTGACCAGGGAAAAGTCCCAGGTTGACTTTCTGGAGTTTGTTCACGCTATGTGGCCTGGCTTTATTGACGGGGCGCATCATAAAGTAATGGCTAAAAAGTTTCAGGAGATCGCAGATGGAAAATGTCGTCGTCTTATTATTAATATGCCTCCCCGTCATACTAAGTCTGAATTTGCTTCTTACATGCTGCCTGCGTGGTTCTTGGGAAAGTTCCCGAATAAGAAGATTATACAAACGTCTAATACCGCAGAGCTGGCAGTCGGTTTTGGACGAAAAGTTCGGAATTTGGTAGGGAGCGATGCGTATGCGAAAATATTTCCAGACGTCGGTCTTAAGTCTGACTCTAAGGCTGCTGGCCGTTGGAATACTAGCGCCGGTGGCGATTATTTCGCTATTGGTGTTGGCGGGACTGTTACAGGTAAAGGTGCTGATCTCCTCATTATTGACGATCCCCATTCGGAACAAGAAGCCGCAATAGCTGCCTCTAACCCAGAAGTCTACGATAAGGTCTTTGAGTGGTACTCCTCAGGCCCGCGCCAGCGTTTACAGCCAGGCGGTGCAATTGTAGTCGTTATGACCAGATGGTCTAAACGAGACTTAACAGGCCGGATTATCCAAGCCTCGATTGAGCGCGACGGCGATATGTGGGACGTTATTAGTTTCCCAGCAATTTTGCCGGAGGACGAACCGCTCTGGCCGGAGTTCTGGCCGCTCGAAGAACTTTTAGCCCTAAAGGAAGAACTTCCGGTTTCTAAATGGAACGCCCAGTACATGCAGGAGCCAACCTCTGAAGAGGGGGCGCTAGTTAAGCGAGAGTGGTGGCAGACTTGGGAAAACGAAAGACCGCCAACCTGCGAGTTTATTATCCAGTCTTGGGATACCGCTTTTACTAAAAATGAACGCTCAGACTATTCTGCTTGTACGACTTGGGGAGTATTCTATAAGGATGAAGACCACAAAGATCCTCATATTATTTTGTTAGACGCGTATAAGGAGCGACTGGAGTTTCCAGAATTAAAGGAGCGGGCGTTTCAGATGTGGAAAGAGTGGGAGCCAGATGCGTTTATTATTGAAGCAAAAGCAGCCGGAAGCCCACTAATTTTTGAGTTAAGACGAATGGGAATACCTGTATCAGAGTTTACACCTACGAAGGGTAATGATAAGATAGCTCGACTTAACTCCGTAACGGATTTATTTGCTTCAGGCAAGGTATGGGCGCCACCCAAAAGGTGGGCAGAGGAAGTAATAGAAGAGATGGCAGCATTTCCAAATTCAGATCACGACGACTTGGTTGACTCAAGTACTCAAGCTCTGATACGTTTTAGAAAGGGCGGCTTTATCCGATTACCGTCGGACGAAGAAGACGAACCAATTTACTTTAAGCGCAAGGTAGCGTATTACTAGGACACACTATGGCAATTGAAAAAGCTCTATACCAAACCCCAGAAGGTATTGAAACTCTGGCACAAGCTGAACCTGAACTGGAGATTGAGATTGAAGATCCTGAGTCAGTGACTATCGGTATAGACGGTCTAGAAATTGAACTAGAGAAAGCGGAAGAAAGCGACGAAGACTTTGACGCTAACCTTGCCGAATATATGGGCGAGGGAGCTTTAACTGAAATCGTCGGTGATTTATTAGGCGACTTTGAGTCCGATATTGCCTCC